ATCAGATTAAAGACTCACTTGAGAAGATCATTACACTACCTTCTAAGATGTTTTCCACCGATCACGAGGAGGATAGTGATGTCGACACAGTAGTGTACGACCTTAAAGAAGAAGATGATGCTTATCTTTCTGGCAGTGACGACGAGTGCCCCGGGACTGCCGATAACACGTACCGCAGACGCGTGGTCACAGAGGCCAAGCTTAGGCCCTTTTCTGACGACCTTGAGCTTATCAAAACAATAGCTTCAGTCATCGTTGGGCTTATTAGTTCAGACATGCTATCCAAGAAGTCTAAGGACCAGAAGGGTAGCCTGTTCAACCGTATGCTTAAGGCCATTCCTAGCATCTTCGCAGCCAAGACCACACTTGACTTTGGTGTAGATTTGCTCTTGCGACTTATTGAGAAGAGCATAGTCACCTTCTGTGAGTGGTCTGGGAACAACAATTGGTTGGAGGCGTTGACCTTATTCGGCGCCCCTTCCAAGCTTGTTGAGTGGAATAAAGACATCAGCAGGGTCTATGATGTGATCACGCTTGGAGAGCGTGCCCCGACAGACCAAGAGATCCAGATGGTCCAAAGGATTTCACTTGAATACACCGACATGATGTCTTCCACCGAATTTAAGAGCACAGCCAAGCAGAATGTAGTACTGCTTAGGCACTTCGGCGCCACCTTGATGGCAGTTAAGAACGCCCTTGCCTCTTACCCAGGGGGTAATGGCAACAGGTTCCATCACACCAACATGTATCTGTTTGGTGCACCAGGCACCGGCAAGACTTCACTTGGTCGTGGCATCGCCGAACTTATGGCTTTTGAGGCCTATTGTCGGAATAAGGCGATCGAGATGGGGATTGATTTCACATGGGAGGGTAACCGTATCGTCTTCGACAGTGATGAAGATAGGAACAGGTTCCGCGAGATCGTGCAAAATGCCCCTCTCGCTGTGGGGCCCAATGGTGTTTTGACGCTTAACTATTCGGCACCCCGCATGGACCCTTGGAGGCCCAACATCCACCTTTCCATCTTTGTTGACGATGCTTTTTGCATGAAGGACACGGAGGGCGGCGAACACGTGGGCAAGTTCATACTTCTTCTTAATCAGGCAGCCTTTTGCCCAGAAGTGCCTGATTTGCCGCGCAAGGGTACATTTATGACAGCCGATTGTTCTGTGCTCACGTCAAATATGCCTGACCTAAGCTCACTTAAGTCGCTTCAGAGTACGGGGGCCATGGGTAGACGTTTGCAGAACGCTTTCTTGGTCTTCCCAAAAGTTGCGGCGCGAGGTGAGCTGACCGGCGATAGGAGACGCCACTGGGAGTACAAGTTGAATCCCAATAGTGGTATTAGGGATCCATGGGTCATGGTCCTTTGTGATCCCATGAATGGCCAGCCCATCCTTAAAGAGGAGTACCAAGAGGCCAGCGTGGCGGCACGTATGAATATGGCCAGCGTGGAACAGCAGGAGATGATTAGGACTATTAATACTTACAGCGGCGAACTCCCCAGCGATGATCCCAAGTGCCCGTATAAAACGGTCTTCCACACCAGGGACCAGGTGTACGCCTACACTCGGTTCCAGATGTATGCAAATTGGAGGAAAACGATGCAAATGAACGTTATTAACGATGAGGCCATGGACACGGTCCGTGCTGGGCTTTTGGATGCCATCCAGGGCCCCGCCGGTATTGTGGTTCCAGAGACCACTCCCATTCGTCCAGTGCGTCCCGAAGGCTCTTTCTCGAAGCCAATGGACCTTCATGCATCCACCATGCTTGCCAATATGCGGACAGATTTGTACCTTTTTATCTCACAGTATGGGCATCATGCCACCCGAAACTCTGTCAATCCGACCATGCCCCGGTTGTATGCCAAGAAGTCCTTTGATGACGACAAGGACAGGGCAAAACAGGCCTGGGCTGTTGTCGCGTATGAGTATTTGGATAGAACGCCGCATCATCCTGACTCAGAAGGATATCACCCCAATGACGCAACCCCGCTTGTGGAGGCATATGGTTTGATGGCAGCCATGCTTGCTTGCCGCCATTCCAGCCTTAGTGAGACCTGGTACGCTGCCCTTTCAAGCCACGTTCAGGGGGCCTACGTCTTCATTTCGACGCATTGGCAATTTCCCCAACTCGAAGCCATACAACGTAGATACACGCTTAAGTGTTCTTCTGTCATGGAAGGGGCGACATTGGAGCGCATGGGCCTCATCGATCGCATCGGGAACTCCCTCAGGGACCTTAAACAAGCCGCCAAGCGCACCTGGGATTCCATGGGTGTTGTCGAATCGCTCAAGATGGTGACGGCCGCAATGGCCGCACTAGCCGCTGTCTACACAGCTGGCAGGGGTGCCGCCGCGCTCGTCGATAAATTTCTATCTGGCGATGAGGTTACGGCACAGGCGTACTCGCTGCCCAAGGGCTCTAAGAGTAGGTCCCGCAATCATAGGGCCCGCACTAGAGCCGCCCAGCGGGTCAAGCTCAAGCCTTCAGAACGCCATGAGGTCACCCTTGAGTCTGGGTTGGACAGTGGTGACCCCATCAGCAGACCCATTCACGTCCCAAATGGTTTCAAGCACTCCAGTGTACAGTCCAACAAAGTGGTTGACAACACTGTTCTCTTCACTGCATTGAATGAGCGTGGAGTGGCTTTCACAATTGGCCATGGGCTGGGCATTAGGGGCAACACAGTCATCATTCCAGTGCACATGCTCAAATCCGGGTATCTGGACGATGACCTATTGACTGTGAGTTACAAGTCACATGTGTTCAATATCAAGTACTCAACGTTGCGTGACCAGGTTTGGGACCAAACCATTTTCGACGATAGGGTCCAAACTCGGGATTATTGCCTCTGGCAAGCCCCAAGTGGCCCACGGTTTTCCGACTTGACCAAGAACTTCCTTCATAAGGGCTCATTGTCGAAGATGCTCGACACACAGAAGGTAATGGTGAATGCTGTCACCATGCGCCCCGTCAAGTCCGGCCTGGCTCCAATGCTCGCCACCAGGAGTGTTTTGAACTATGATGATAAGGACCTCTCCTTCATTGGCGGTGATGGCTCCACAAAGTTTTGCATAGCTCCACACATTTTGACTGGTGGACCCACTTGCTCCGGAGACTCTGGTAGCCCCATTTGGATTCAAAACGCAAGGGGTGTGTTCGCCATAGGCATCCACACGGGTAAGCTCCAAGGAAAGGATTTGTCCGTCGAGAGCATTTTGTCTCTTGAGGACGTCGAGCTGATGCTTGATCGTGGTCGCCTGGAACACATGTTTATTCCAGAGTGCGCCCCTAAGGCCGACCTGGTCAACTACAAGCACCCCCTAAGGGATGTGGCCGATATCGAGGGGTTCGACACGGTCCGCAAGCTCACCCTTCTTGAGCAGTCTCTTGAGGAATTCGAAAGTGAGGCAGATTTTGCTAAATTCAAACTTTGGAAGGAAGAGATTGTGCCCACTTTGGGCGAGCTCAGTGATATTAGGTTGTGGCCAGATTTTCGCCTTGGTGAGCCGGTCGCCATGGCCGCCAAGAACAATGCTATGACCGCCACCAGTAGTCAAGAGAAGAGCGAGCTCTATGGCGCGATACCTGGTGAACAACCCAATCTGGTGGCTTCAGAGATGACTTACTCCGCGTGCGTTGAGAAAGTACTTAGGGGATCCGCCATTCGCGACAACCCCAAGACTGCCGTCCACCAGAAGCTCATGGCCCAAGCGGATTTGAACATGGTCCACCAGTACCGCAACTTGTATGGTTCCATGGGGCTTCTGACGTTTGAGGAAGCAGTCACAGGCGTTGTCGACGACGTCAGGATCTTGCAGCCCATGGCCCGCAACACTTCAGCAGGCATGGCGGAGGCTTACATTGGGCATCATGACAAGACCAGCTGGATGGGGCGTGAGGGACCTATAGATACCACTTCCAAAGCCTTTCTTCAAAAGAAGGCTGAGGTTCTTGGCATCATCGACGACATCGTCTCTGGGCAGCACCCCATAACTGTCATCAAACCTTCACCTAAGGATGAGATGTTGCCGGCCGAGAAACTCGGTTCTTGTCGTGTCATCTACGCAACCGATGACGCCTTCGTCATTATTGTTCGGATGTATTATGGTTGGTTCATTCATCATACCATGGGGGACCACATGTTCGACAACAATAGTGCCGTAGGCATCAACCCTGCCACTGATGGCCTCCATTTTTTGAAGTCTCTAGCCAAGGGCACCAAGCACATTGATAAGGGGTTTTTCAGCTTAGATGTGTCCAAATATGACGCCTCGCAGACGTACGAATTCATCAAGGCCAACTTTGACACGGCGGACCAGTGCTATCCCGACAGGACTGAGGATGAGATTAAGGTTCGGAAGTGGATTTCGGACATGTCGGCTGCACCCCATATTTGGGTTGGGCGTTGGGTCTACCGTCGTTGGGGCGGTTGGATCTCAGGCCATCCCTTAACCACGATATTCAATAATATGAGTTGGCGTAGAGCATTGCTCATGACATTGCCCTTCATCATGGATAATCCTGATGGGGAGCCCCTTGTCATCGACACACTACGCTACCCACTCATTTGGTGTGAAGGGGCCGCCCGTAATTTTAATAACATTGCGTTCGGGGACGATAATGTCATCTATTGGCCTGACGCTTGTTGTGAAGGCGAGCCCGTCACCACAGCCACTTTTAAACGTGCCCTTAAGGAACACGTTGGCTGGAATATCACCAATGCAGACAAGACTGATCCCTATGAGAGACCCGATCCATCTTCCTCTTGGAGGGATATCAGTTTTTTAAAGCGCTCCTTTATTAGCCATTCTAGGAGGCTTTACCTGCATGACTCCACACCCCACGTTTACATGGCTCTGGACCTCGACAGCATCCGGAAGTCAGTGAACTACACAACCGATTCCAGTAACATAAAGGACTTGGAACAGGTTGTGGATTCTGCCTTGAACCAGATTTCTTATCACGGCATTGAGGTGTGGGAAGAACTCGCCCCTGGGCTAATTGAGACTTCG